AAGGTTGGTCCATTATTGGTCTATCGATATGAGTGGAGAGGAACAGTTAGAAGTTAACCCGACGCACTGGATGCCAATGCCAGACCCGCCTAACCTAAAGGAGAAGAAAGATGACTGACGATCTTGTAAAACAACTTCGCACAAATTTTGTCGTGAATAGGCACCCAATATTTAAGCAAGCCGCCGACCGCATCGAGCAACTGGAAGCGGCGTTGCGGAAGATTGAAACCTTAGAACTAGACCCACGAAACTCAGGTCAAATGTGGGTCGAGGCGTTAAGGCAGATCGCCCGTAAAGCACTAGGGGAGAAGACAGATGACTGACGATCTTGTGGGACGGCTGCGGCGCGATTTAGCTTCGGGATTAAGCGCCAGCATTGGCGACACGAAAGAAGCCGCCGACCGCATCGAGCAACTGGAAGCGGCGTTGCAGGAGATCGCAAATCCTGACAGTTGGGAGGGCATGGATTGGATCAGCCACGGAGTTCCAAAATGGATTGCTCGCGCTGCATTGGAGAAGGAACATGACTGAAGGTCGGATTTTAGCCCAAGCGGTCCTTGATGTAATTCGAGCTCCGACTCCGACTACTGTCGGGAGCTTTAAGGTCGAGGTCTGGGGTAAACCGCCCCATGACTACGTGCGTCACTATGAAATCCTCGCAAAAACCGATACAATAGCTGCTCAGGAAGGCATCCAGCGCTTTGTCGAGGAGATGGAGACGCTGGACGCTCAAGAGGGTTAGCCCATGCCAATGACTCCCGGTCTCGCTGCGGGTATCCGCCAGCTCCCAATGGATGAAGCCCCTGCGGCTGTTAACGACGACCTTATTGTTGAGGTTGAGGAAGATGGCCCGTCTTACGAGATGGACGACCGTGGGAACATTCTCAAGATTGAGTACCCAGACGGGTCCGTCGCAGTGTCTCTTGATGGCAGCCCTCTTGAGGGAGAAGGTGCCGAGGACGGCCCGGAGGCTGCCAAAGAGTGGTTTCGAAACCTAGTCGATGACATTGACACGGGAGAGCTGAGCCGCATCTCCAGCGAGCTGATGAACGGCATCAGGGACGACCTTGAGAGCCGCAGAGAGTGGGTCGAGGACCGGGCGCAGGGCATCAAGCTGCTTGGGCTGAAGATTGAGATTCCCGGTCTTCAAGGCGCGGCAGACGGCGCACCTGTCGAGGGCATGTCAAAGGTTCGACACCCGCTTCTTTTAGAGGCGGTGTTGCGGTTTCAGGCCAATGCGCGCTCTGAGATGTTGCCGACCGATGGCCCGGTAAAGATTAGGAACGACTCTAACGGCTCGACGCCAGAGCAGGACGAGGTTGCTAATGCGCTTGAGAAAGACCTTAACCATTACCTGACTGCTACGGCGAGCGAGTATTACCCGGACACCGACCGGATGCTGTTCATGCTGGGCTTCGGCGGCACAGCGTTCAAGAAGATTTACTTCTGCCCGCTGCGGAACCGTCCTGTTTCTGAGTCTGTTGATGCTGATGACCTGATCGTGAACAACGCGGCGACCGACCTCCAGAACGCCAAGCGCATTACCCACCGGGTGTTCATGCGGCCCTCGACGGTCAAGCGCCTACAAATCCTTGGCGTTTACCGGGACATCGACTTCTCAATCCCAAACATGGTCACGGCTGACGCGGTTAAGTTAGAGAAAAGCTCTCAGCAGGGTGTAGCCCCGGACGCATCCAATCCAAACGACCGCGACCGTGAGGTCTACGAGTGCTATTGCGAACTCGACATCCCCGGTTTTCACCACAAGTACAAGGGCAAAGAGAGCGGGCTTGAAATCCCCTATCGTGTGACGCTGGATGCCAGCACGAAGGAAATCCTGAGCATCGTCCGTAACTACGACGAGGACGAGTTTGACCTGCCAACCTCCCGTGCCAACTTCGTCAAGTATACCTTTGTTCCGGGCATGGGTTTCTACGACATCGGTCTTGTTCACATTCTCGGCAATACCACCAACGCTGTAACGGCTGCGTGGCGCGAGATGCTGGACGCCGGCATGTACGCTAACTTCCCCGGCTTCCTCATGGCTGACACTGGGGCGAGGCAGAACACCAATATCTTCCGCATCCCTCCGGGTGGTGGCGCTCTGGTGAAGACCGGCGGCCTACCCTTAAATCAGGCCATTATGCCGCTCCCGTACAAGGAGCCCGGCGCTGCGCTGATGACCCTCGTAAACAACATTGTTGAGACCGGAGCCCGCGTTGGCGGCACGGCTGAGATGAGTGTTGGCGAGGGCAGGGCAGATGCACCTGTAGGCACGACGCTGGCTCTGATCGAGCAGGCTACGAAGATCATGAACGCCGTTCATAAGCGTATGCACGCAGCGCAGACGGAAGAGTTTGACCTTCTTGTTCGCACGTTCCGCGAGCATCCCGAGAGCTTCTGGCAGCGCCGCAAGCGCCCGACAATTGCGTGGGATCAGGCAACCTTCCTCAAGGCCCTCGATGACGTTGAGTTGGTGCCGCAAGCTGATCCGAACACGGCCAGCCATACGCAGCGCCTGATGAAAATCATGGCCCTCAAGCAAATCAGTCAGGGCAATCCTAGCCTTTACAACAACATAGCCATCGACTCGGCTGCTATTCGGGCTATTGGTTGGAGCAACCCGGAGCAGTTCTTTGCCCCAGAAGGCCAGCGTAATCAGCCTCCGCCAGAAGTTCAGAAGGGCATGGCTGAACTCCAGATCAAAGCGCAAGACGCAACGACCCGCGCTAAGGAGGTTGATGCGAAGATTGCGAAAGGCCAAGCCGAGATGGGCACTGGCCAGCAACCTGATCCTATAAAGATCGCAGAGTTGGCAATCAAGAAACAGGATGCTGACACGCGAGCCAAGGCTGCTGATGCAAAGATGATGCACGATGTGTCGATGGCGCAGTTGCAAGAAGCCCGCTTTGAGTTTGAGTCGGCTGTTGCTCGTAGCGATCCGAAGATGATGGCTGATGCGCGCGCTAAGATCATGGACGCTGAAGCAAAGATGGCGAAGGTTAAAATCGACGCCTTTGACAGTTCTGCGGACGCGGTTAATCGGCACAATGAGCGAGAAACTCGCGAGCGTTTGGCTGTTACCGATCTGGCAAAAGAGATTATGATGCGACCTGAAGCAGCCCCTCTTATCGAGGGTTTGTTGCCGCCTGATCTCATTACTGACCTGCAACGTGGTGGCTGACGATGCTTGACCCGACAAAGATCATTCGCGCTGCTCTTATCACGGCTCGCCAGTTACCTAACCCGCGTCCTAACCAACGCGGCAACCAGCGTTTTGATGAGGGGTATGCCAAGGGCGGCGATGTTGAACCGGACACGCCGGATCAGGCTGCGGCAGCTCCTGCTGCGTCTATGCCGTCAATGCCAGTGCCATCGACAGACGATACTGTGAACCTTGCCAAGCAAACGCTTGCTGCACGACCACGTTTCTCCATTAAAAGCGCTGGCACTGCGCCTGCGTCTGCCGAGCAGATGGGCGACTATCAGTTCACCAAGCTGGATTTTGGTAAGGCCAATACAAACACGCTTCGCGCGGCCTTTGACAAGGCGCTGGATCGGCACCTGTCTCTGCCGGAGGGTGAGCGTATTGCCAATTCTAGGGCCGCCATACGGGCTTTGGAGCCGCATCTGGGCCGGCGCAAGAACGGCACGCCCATCTCATTGCTCAGTCAGAACGCAAAGCTCTTGAAAGCCCAGACTGGGACGAAGGAGAAAGAACCTTTGATGCTTGATGACGGGCGCGGCGTGGAGACTATCGGTCTGTCGCTGTATCCCGATTATCGCGAGGGCGATCTGAAGCTTTGCCCGAACAGCGCCTCCTGCCGCGAGCAGTGCCTTGGCAAGACTTCTGGCCAGTATTCTCAGGCGTTCACTGAGGCTACGGAGAAGGCTAACCGCATCACGGCCCGCCAGCGGGCCATGAACCGTACCAAAGCAATGGCGCGCGATCCTGAAGCGTTTGCTGTGCGCCTGTGGGACGACATTGAGAGCGCCCGTCGTGAGGCTGAGCGCAATGGCAACCACCTTGGCGTTCGTCTAAATACGCTGTCTGACCTGCATCCCAGCATTCACAAGAAGCTGATCGAGAGCCAGCCAGACGTATCGTTCTACGATTACACCAAGATGGCCTATCAGCCTGTGGCAGATAACCATCATTACACGCATTCATCCACCGGCTTGTCGCAGGAAGGGGTCAACAACCCTTATACGAACTGGCCCAAGATGCGTAAGATGTTGGATCGCGGCGACAACGTGGCGATGGTGTTCTCAGGCTCTAAAGTGTTGCCAAAGGTTGTCCACGATCAAGAGACTGGCAAGCGGTATAATGTTGTTGACGGCAAGAGCCACGACTTCCGCCCTCTCGACATTCAACCTGAAGGCGCAGATGGCGTCATCGTTGGCCTCACCAACCTGAAGTCAACTGGCAAACGCAGTCAAGCGCACATGGATTCGGAAGGCTTCTTTGTCCATTACGACCCAAAGAAGCACGGCGACACTGTTCCTGTAATCCCGCAGAAGAAAAAGGAAGATTGATATGGCTGATAAACCCTACACGATGCGCGGCGAACACCATCTTGAGCAGTTCCCGAACGCCGAAGACTATTTGCACAACGAGGACTACACTCGCCAAATGTGGTGGGAGATGGAGAACAACCAGAGCCCGAAGCCGTTTGCTTCTGGCGGTTCTGTCATCAGCCAGCTTCGCAAGCGCAAGTCTGAGGGCAAGAGTGATGGCGGCTTTGGCTCTCACCCAGCGCATAAAATTCCCGGCATTCACATCGTTACGTCAGAAACCGGCGAACCGACGTTCACTGGAGAGCGTTGATGGCTGATGACTACATTCCGCACGACGACCCGCGCCGTGCCAAAAATTTTGCGGCGTGGCACGAAGGATCACACTCTGCGACAAAAACCGATGGTGGAAGCCCTCGCGTTTATTATCATGGATCGAACCAAAAATTAAATATCATAAGGCCGGGCATGAAAGACCCCGGTGCTTGGTTTACTACTAATTTGCAAGGTGCGGCGAATTACGCCCGTGGCGATGATGCACACGTGCATAAAGTATATTTAAAGTCAGAAAACCCAATGGTTGTTCCTTTTGACTACGATGAAAATGATAATTTACATGCTTTCCATAATGGAGAAAAAATTCCATTTTCGGACAATGTTTCTATTGTGAAATATGCCCAACAAAATGGTTACGATGGTGTTCATTTCCCTCATGGGAATTTTACAGAAGACGATGACACTTTTGTTGTTTTTAATCCAGAACAGATTAAGTCTGCTACCGAAAACAACGGCAACTTTGACGCAACCGAGCCAGACATTAACAAAGCTCGTGGCGGCTCTACGTTTAGTGCTGTAGACACCGATCATCCGGCATTTCGCTCATGGTTTGGCAAAAGCGTTCTGCATGATGACGGCGTTCCGCGCACTTATTATCACGGGACATCAAAAGACATCGACTTCAAGAAGTTTAAGATGTCGCGCCACGGCATTTGGATGACTTCGGAGCCCGAAGATGCTTCTCAGTATGCTTTAGAAAACGATAGCCAAGGGTTTAAGCGTGATGGGTGGGATTTAAAGCGCAGCAACACGGCTTCCCGTGTTATCCCCGTTCATGCTCGCATCGAAAATCCATTTGTCGGCTCCTTGCCGCAAGAATACGCGCAAAACAACTACAAAAAGTCTCAATCTGACTGGTTTGATGTGTTGCGTGCGAACGGGTATGACGGCTGGGTTCCCGAATCACAGAACGGTAAGCTGGCGGTGGCTCTTGGTCATCCGGGTCAGATCAAATCAGCACTGTCGAATAGCGGGGAATACTCCGAGACAGGAGACATTAACAAAGCTGACGGTGGCGCAGTAGATAACCAGCAACAGCGTGAACTAAACCCGCTTGGGTTCTACAGCCACGCGGCTGAGATGGCGTCGCAGCTTCCGCAAGAACGTGGTTCTCCGCAGCAAATGGCGAGTATGCTGACGAACAAGTACGGCGTTAAGCCTGTTGAGATGGAAGGTTTTGACGAAGCATTTGCGGGCCAACCGTCTGTTACGCGCGACCAGCTTGTGCAGCACTTCACCAGCAACATGCCGCAGATTGAGCGGAAAGTGTTGGGGCAGCCTACGCCAATGTCAGATTCTGAGTTTTCCAGCAAGTACGATGAGCTTTATGAGGAGTACGTTAATTTTAATGGTGGCCCACCTCGCCACGACGGTGTTTTACGGGACTGGGCCGACGACAATGCGTCCTATGGCGCACAGCAACCTAAGTACTCCCAATACCAGCTCCCCGGCGGCGAGAACTACCGCGAGGTGTTGTTGAAGTTGCCGTATGAAAAAAAACAACGTGTTGGCGTGCTTTCTAACGGCGCAATTATGACTGAAGAGGAGCTTGCCAATCCTGTCGCTCGCAGGACGGCTGAAAAAATTGGTCTAACAATGGAAGACCGCATGATGCCAACAATGGTGCCATTCAAATCTGGCCACTGGGAAGACCCCAACGTCCTAGCGCACATCCGCATGGCGGACCGCACCGGCCCGAACAACGAGAAGATATTGCACGTTGAGGAGATACAGAGCGACTGGGGGCAGAAGGGGAAGAAGGAGGGGTTTGATACGCCTGAAATGCGCGCTAAAATGTTAAAAGAGTTGCCTGAAGGTTATACTGTTCGTTTGGAAGAGTATCAACGTACAGGTGATCCAGAAAGATATGGTGTTTTTAATTCTGCTGGGGTGCAAGTTGCGACAGGTTATGGCCGAGAAAACACTATCAATAGCGCCCTCAACTCCTTAAATGAAGCGATAAGAGGAACTAGCGCCTCACCCGTCCCCACCGCCCCCTACGTCACCAACACCGCCGCGTGGACTGACCTCGCGCTGAAGGACATCTTGCGAGAAGCTGCGGAGGGCGGCTACGACAAGGTCGTTTGGACGCCGGGTGCTGAGCAGGCGAAGAGATATAGCTTGAGCCATCACATTGATGAAGTTCAGTATTCCCCGGGCCGCAACGGAACCTTTTCTGTTGAAGCTTATAAGGGAGACAACAACGTATTCAACAAGCCAAATGCTACCGAAAAAGAAATTGCTGATACGTTTGGTCGAGAGATTGCTGAAAAAATTACGTCCGGCCAAGGGCAGGTCAACCTTAACACTGGCTATAATGTATTGTCCGGCCAAAACCTTGAGGTCGGCGGCGAAGGCATGAAGGGCTACTACGACAAGATCGTGCCAACCCAGTTGAGCAAATTGCTGAAGAAGCTCGACCCAGAGGCAAGAATTGAAGCGCATAATCTCGACACACGAAGCCCTGCTGATAAGAAAATGGGGCTCCCAGAGGGTCAATCTATAAACACGGTTCGCGCACAATCTATCCGCATTACCCCCAAGATGCGGGAATCAATCAAACGCGGTCTCCCTACTTATGCTGACGGCGGCGCAGTTGACGACGAGGACGAGGGCCTAACGGCTTATCACGGCTCGCCGTATGACTTCCCCAAGTTTGATGTCAGCAAGATAGGCACAGGCGAAGGCGCGCAGGCATATGGGCATGGGCTGTATTTTGCTGAGAGCGAGCCAGTAGCGAAAGGTTATCGCAATTCTATTGCAGGGTCGAAATTAGAAATTGATGGGCAATCTTTTCCTGATTATTACTCAGCGTCAAAGGGCATAGGTCAAGAAAAAATTCTTACGGGTGCAGTCCAAAACATTTTAAAAATGATGCATCAAGAACATCTTGGCCTTGATGAAGCTGTTTCTCAAGTTAAACATGATTACAGTTCTTTTGGACCTGAACATCTTGAGCGTGTTGATCGAGCTGCGGATTTTTTACGTCAAAAGAACGCAAAAGTAACATCGCCCGGTCATATGTACGAAGTGCGTATCAACGCGCACCCCGATCATATGCTTGACTGGGATAAACCGTTAAACGAACAATCAGACTATGTAAAAAATGCAATTTCAGCCATGCAAAAGGCTGGCAAATATGTTGCCCGCACAGAAGAAGCTCCGTTCCGGCCTGAGATTGCTGACAACCCGCGAGGTCGTCAATTGGTATCTGGGTTGGTAGATGGGTTGGGTGGGCGCAAAGAGGCTTCGCAGCATCTTAGCGATTTTGGCATCAAAGGTATTCGCTATCTCGATGCCGGCTCCCGTGGAGACAACGAAACGCCAACTCGCAACTACGTTGTCTTCAACCACGACCATGTTCAGGTTAAGCGTAAATACGCTCAGGGTGGCGCTATAGACGAAACGTAGTTTGTGCTATGATTGTAATCAGCTTGAAGCTGCCCAAGCCCCCATTCACAGGCAGCGCCGGGGACGCCCGACTAAACCTAGCTAGGAGCAGATATGTCTGAGATGGCAAAAACGGCCCGTGCGGCCATGAAAGCAAAGGCTAAGCGCCTTGGGTCTGACCG